GATATTGAGGGAACTGCGTCGAGAGGATGGTTGTGGTAGGTCGTGGCGATCTCTCCACGAGTCATGTGGCGGAGAAACCTGTTCGCTTCCGACATGCTACGAAAAGCAACGCCGGCCGCGTCGCCAGGTATGTTCAGCAAGACTTTTCCCGCCTTGTCAGTCAGGATCATTCGTTCCCTGACCATCGCAGAATCGCGGAGGAATTGGCGACCAACGACGTGTTCGTTTGGCGTCTTCCCTCTTGCTGCCCGACGATGAACGATGTCGCCGAGATGTACGTGTGCATCAGGAAGCAGGCTTCGGAGCCGCAGATGCGTGGTCCCGCGTGTGTCGGCAGGCTGCCCGAGCCTGGCGTTCCGTCTGAGCAGGCTGTGAATGTGATGAATGCGCCAAAGACGTTTGGCGTCCTTATAGGCCAGCGCCCCGCCCAAAACGATCGCGCCGGCCCCCGCACCGGCGACCCACCTTCCGCCAGCGCCACGCGCCTGTTGCGCCCACGCCTTCGCGAGCGCGTGCGACAGCGGCACATTGGGATCAGCGATCAGCTTCGAGCGGGCGTGCCGGCGCGCGTTCTGGCGCTGGGGGCCTTTGTTCGCCCAGCCGATGCTGGAGAGGATGTTGCGCGTCATCGGCATGATGGCTTTGACGTGCGGCGGCATGGTCGGGTCGTGCTCGATCGCCGCCATCTCCAGCGGGTTCGGCGGCGGCACCAGGTGCTTCAGGGCGTCCGGCAGCATTGCGTAGGCGGCGGGATGGGTGGCCGAGTGGAAGCGCTTGTGGAGTTTCTCCACGTATCTGGTCCGGTAATTCGATTTGCCGGCCGCTCTGGCGGCCTTCCAGTCCGCCTCTTTGGGGTTGGGTCTGCTTGGTTTTTTTACCATGGAATCGCGGAGCGTGCCGAGATAGGCCGACTGCTCCTCTGGACTCCAATCGAAGAAATCTTCATGCAGAATTGGTATGTCGAATGGCGACCTGTCTATCACTGCGTCATCTGCGTCATCGAACCGTGTGACACGGACACGCGTCTTTCCGGCTTTGGCGCCAGTTGCCACCCTTCCAAAACCGTAGACATGCGTGACTGGCGCTGACCGCCCGTGCGCCCGTGCCATCTCTTTCAGATTGAGGTGGACCTCGGCGTCCTGAAGAGATGGAGCCGCATCGACCGGATGATTATGATACATCCGCCCGACGTTCCCAGCCTCCGCGTCAGCGGCATAGGCAGCGAGCTTTGGATCATCGACCCGGGCACCTGCCGTCGCGGTTCCTCGAATGGACTGCCTCACCTTTCCGTCTCTTCCGACGGTGATGGTGCGCTCGCGCGCCATGAACGCGTCTCGTGCGAACTGCCGACGGATCTGCTTCCCTGTCGGTCGCTTTCCTGCTCCCGTCGGGTTGGTGACGATATCAACGGCGTGGTTTCCGAGGTGACGCCAGCCCCTGATCAAGGAAGCCGTATTGAGCACCTTTGTGTTGCGAACGTCCAAGTTGGCGCGTGGCACGTAGGCAGCGAGCTCGCGCTGGCGCAGGGCGCGTGGAAGAGCGAGCAGCGCTAATCCGGCACCAATCCCGACGGCGGCTGCAGCAGCAATTCCTCCAGAGGTCCACCGGCCCTTGTGATCGCGCGCCTCGGCCTTCGCGAGCTTTTCCACGTAGTCACGCCCCGTCAAGCGCGACGTAACCGCCGATTTCTTCCACCGGCCGTCCTTGTCGCGTGCCTCCTTCAAGCGGTTGTGAATGGCAGCGCCAACTCCTAGGGCCGCAAGGGCAGCAGTCCCTCCAGTCGCCAGAACCGTCACCGGTGAGATCCGCTTGATCAGCTCCTGGTTCGGCCGCACGCGCTTGCGGATCGCGCCGGTGATCTTGTCGCGCCGCAGGTCATTGAACGGCTGCCCGAACGCCTCGCGATAGGGGCGCCACTTCCCCTTGTGTTTGGCCAGCATGACGTCCTTCACGCGCCGGTGGGCGTAGCGCATGAACGGCACCAGCGGGGTCAGCTCCGCCTTCAGGTGATCGTCCATCTTGAAGTCGTAGTCATGCGTTCCGAACGAATGCAGCGAATGCATGGCGGCATGGTTGTACGCGCGATTGATCGTGTGCCGCTCGGTGCCATCCGGGATCAGCCGGCGCTCATGGCCCTTCTCGATGGCGCCGGAGCGCTCGTTGGCGATCACGCTGACCAGGCTGCCGACCAGCTCGCGGTGATCGTCCGCCGACATCGCGTCCGGGACCTGAGCTTTCAGCTGGTGGTGGGTGAACGAGCCGACCGGCAGCTCTTTCTCACGGCTTCCTGTGTAGCCGATCGGTATCCCCGGCAGCTTCGCGCCCGTGCGCTGCCAGGCCTCGCCGCGCGTCAGCGAGCGTGGCTGGACGATCGTTGCTGTGCCGCCGCCGGCGAACCGGCCGCGCGCGCCGCGGGGATGCTTGGCCTCGTCATAGGCATGGGCGTGCGCATCCGCGGCCGACATGGTTCAAGCCTCCGTTTTCTCGTCAGCGCCAACCTCGGAGACGAGGAACGTCCATTTCGGCCACAGCGCGTAGGTCGTGACGTCGCCCGGCCCGATCGTGGCACCTTCGTGGTGGACCGGGATCGGCGCCGCACCGGTCGCCATGCCGGCCGCGCTCATCATCACCAGCCGGAGCCGGCCGTGCTCGCCCAGATGGTGGATCGTCAGGTCCGAGGTGCGGTCACCGGTGAGCGACAGCGCCAGCCTGTGCTCGCCCCAGACCGGCTGCGTGGTGCTCTCGCCCGGGCGCAGCACTGCCGCGAGGACGCCGTCGCCGCCTTCGACATCGATGTCGCCCTCCGTCCCGACATGGCTGATCCTGACCTGGATTGTCATTCCACGACTTCCCCGTGCTCGGCGGCAGCCGGCGGCTGCGGCGCGCTGAACGCGCCATGTGCAACAGGCTCGGGGGCAACGGGTGCGGGTGGGACGGGTGCGGGCGGGACGGGCGCGGCGGCCACGCTCGGCGCCGGTGTCGCGCTCAGGGCTCCCACCATCTGGTCGTTGCCGGGCCAGATATGGTCGCCGACCGTGACCCCTGGCGCGACCGTGACCGACGCGATCACCTTCTCGTTCGTGACATCCTCTCCGATCGCGTGCCGAACCGCCAAGGCGGCCGAGGCGCGGCTGACGAGCACGATGTTGCCGGAAGTGCCTTCGTTGGTGACCTTGAACGGTGTCAGGGCACTGTCGAACACCGTCGACAGCACCAGCGTGTGACCGCCATGGACCTCGGTCTCGTAGGTTCCTTCCGGCGTGATCGTGGCCAGCACGGCTGGCAGCGGAGCGGGCATCACATGGCGGTTGCCAGCCGGCGTGAAGTCGATGGTGCTCGACCGGACGAGGATGTCCCCGGCGGCACCCGCGTGGGTGATCTTTATTTTGATGGTCATGGCCTACAGTCCTCTTGATGCCTTGGTTCAGGCTTTCCCTTGCGGTTTGGTCCCGCGCAGCTTCATCTCGTCGACAAAAGCGTCGAGCTCGTCGCTGATGAGCCCCATCCTCCGCATGTCGTTCGGCGTTTCTTCCGATCCCGGCTCAAGCATTCCGATGATCGACGAGAACAGGTACTGGGCGCCGGCCATGTAAGCCACGCGCAACTGATGCAGCTGCTGGGGCGGCGCATCGAGCGGTATCAGGTGCAGCCTCATGGCAACCCAGCCGGACTCGATCAGCCGGCCATCGTCGGCCAGCCGCTTCATCAGCTGTTCGAGGTATTTCCGGTCAGCCACGCGCACCCCCCATGCTGTCGTTACGTCATGATGTCATTGTGTCATGGTGTCATGCTGTCTTGTTGTCATGCTGTCATATGTCAGCCGGCGCCGTGATCGGGATTTTCCGTCGGCGTGAGGTCGACCTTGCCACGAAACGCGTGCGGCTCGACGCCCTCGCCGGTCGCCGCGTCGCCTGGCGTCGGCTGATAGGCCAGCGGCTCTTCCGGCTTCTTCTCCGGGGCCGCGCGGGTGGCACTTGCCCGCTCGCTGCCGGTCTCGGTCACCGCCTGCCCCGCGAACGCATCCGCCGACGAACCGTGCAGCGCGGATGGACCGGCGTTGTTCTCGACCGAAGCGGTGCCCGGCCCGGTGACCGGCGGCAGCGGCACGATCGGCTCGTTGGTCTGGCCCTGCGCCGATTTCGCCTCGGTCTCGGCCTGCGCCGCACGCACGTTTTCAGGCACCGACGGCACCGGAGCCGGCTTGGCTGCACCGTCGACATGCGCGGCCGCGGTGTCGCTCTGCTTGAGATCGTCGACCGGATCGGTCGGCTCGAACCCGCTGCCTTCGCCTATGCGCGGCGTTCCCTCCGGTCCCTGGTCCGCCTTGAAGCCGGCCAGCGCCTTGATCGAGGCCTCCTGGGTCTCAAGGACGGATTTGAGATGGGCGACGATGGCGACGTTGTTGCCGAGCACGTGCAGAGCGATCGGGCGCGTGTCGGCAGCGATCCGCGCGGTTTTCGCCTCGACCTCGGTGATCAGCGTCTTGACCAGGTCCTCAAGCTTCCAGCCAGTCGGGTTTACGGCCGACATCAGCACCTTTTCGTCCGGTGCGCGCGGCACCGCACCGAGCTGCTTGTTGGAGGTGGCGATCACCCAGGGGCTGCCGGTGATCACCGTGTCGGGCAGCGGACTGGCAAGGGTGACCAGCCAGCCGGTCGCGACCGAACTGGCACGCACCACCGGCACCGTCTCGATCACACCGTCCGGCATCTCGACGGCAATGACCAGTTCGCGTTCCTCGAGTACCGAGGCGCCGGTGTCGGTGCGGGTGAGCAGCAGGCTGGTCACGCTCAGGCCGTTCTTCACCGTGCCGCGGGCGAGGATCGGGCGGCCTTCCAGCAGCGTGCCCGTGAGCTCTTCGGTGATGTCGACTTTTTTCATCGCGATTGTCCTCGTTTGGCTGGTGGAAGGCGACGCTGTTGCGCGGCCCGAAGGGTACGCAGCACCTGCGGGTGAGCTGCGGCGTGCCGGAGCGGATCGCTCTGGTTCTCGTGCGCGTCGGTGACGTCCACCGTGCGCGCAGCACTCCCGCCCGGACCCAGGCCGACGGCGGCCAGCAGCTGCGGCGGGATATGGGCGAAGGCTTCCTGCGTCTCAGGGGCGATGCGCGGCATCGGCGGGGCTGCAGGCGGTGCCCCCGGGCCGCCGAGCATCGGCTGCGGTGACGGGCCACCCGGCGCGCCTGGCTGACCCGGCATCGGCTGACCGGGCGCCATCCCGGGCGCCATCCCGGGCGGGGGTGGCGGCTGCGGGATGGCGAGGCCCGCCGCCATGGCCTTGTTCACGTCATCCACGGACATGATGCCGAGCGGGCCGAGCCCCCAGATCATGTGCGTCATGCCGATCGGCGGCAGGCCGCGCTTCGCACGTATCTCGTCGCCCGACACCAGGCCGACCTGCATCTCGGCCAGGTCCTGGCGCGCCTGCTCGGCCGTGTCGATGCTCTCGACATCGTCCCAGACCCATTCCAGGTCAGTGTAGCCAAAGGCGTTCTGGATGATCCGGTCCATCACGCCCTTGAACCAGATCATCATCGGAGATAGCCCTTCCTCGAGGGCGGCTTCGTTCGCGGTCTCGGCGGTCGCACGGTTCTGCTGTTGCACGAAGGGAAGTGCCGGCAGGCTGAAGGCGTAGCAAATCACCCGTGCCAGCCACTCATCAAACTGCCCGAACAGGGTCGCGTCCGATCGGGTGGGAGTGAACGTCATCGGGCCCGGAACGAACCGCACCTTGCCGTCGCGCGAGGTCGGATTGCGCAGCAGCGCGTCCCAGACCAGCTGGAACTCCGCCACCATCGACGAGGTCCATTCCGGCGGCAGCGAGATGATCGCCTCGGGGACATTGCCTTCCGTAAAGTAATTCAGTTTCTGGACTTCGCGGCGGATCGCAATGCTTACCGTCATGATGATCTGTTCTACGGGGCTGTAGCCCACATAGCGATCGACGGTCATGTTGCGCGGCGCGTAGATCAGTTCGTCGGAGGTGTAGTTGATCGCCGGCGAGCCCTTCAGCACCTGCTGATAGGCGATGTCGGGCGGCAGCGGCATACGCCCGGCGACGTCGATCTTGGGGACGATGGTGTCGCCCTTGACCAGCTCGAGGCTGTAGACCTCGCCGCCCACCGTCTTGCGTATGTAGATCGAGGGGGCGTCGGTGACGAGCTGCTCGTCGACCAGCTGGCGCGACCAGTCCGCCCAGTTGAAGCGCTTGTCCGGGTACTGCAGGAAATCCATGATCTTCTGGCAGCGATCGTCCGGCTTGCCGCGCAGCTCGTCGGTCTGCGTCATCCTCGGCAAGACCGAGCCGGTGAGCGAGGCCATCTGATCCTTGCGGGTCTCGATGGCCAACCGCACCATGTCGAACCGGGAGAGGGCGCGCAGCTGCTCGAAGGTGACGCCTTCGTGCCGCCTGGTGGTGATGGTGAGGTTGTGGCCGGTGTCGTAGTCGAGCCGGCGCCCGGCAACGTCCTGCGCCGGCGCCTGCGGCGTCATCGGCACGCCCGGGCCGAACCACGGATCGCGCCGCTGTGCCGGCACCAGCGAATTGCCCGGCGGCGCACCGCCGCTGCTGGTCATCAGGTTCTTGAAGGCACCGCTGACCTTGGCGATCAGGCTCTGCGCGACCGAAGTGACCGCAGCCCCTGGCGTCTGGTCGCGCGGGGTCGTTCCGAACCCGGGCGGGCGGTATTTTGGATCGGGAGGAACCACACCACCGCCGGACATGGGGTCAGTTCAGACCGAGAATGCCGGTGGCAGTCGTCCCGGTCGCCATGACCTGCTTGAACCACAGCTTCTGGACGACATTGGGCTGGAGCACCCAGATCTGCGGGACTGTGTCGTCGAGCAGGATGAGGGCGATGTTGCCGCCACCGCTCGCAACCACTGCCCGAAACGTGTTGCCCGCGCTGATCTGGACGTCGCTGGGCACGATCGGGGTCGCACTGACGAAGCTATCGATCGCGTTCGGAACGGCACCGTAAAACTTGGGCATCGACGGGAGGGCTCCTGGTCAGAGCCCCACCCGTAAGTCTGCTTGGTCCCCCGCCATAGAGGGGGCCGGCTAATTCATGGCGTCGGCGTCGACATCGTTGTCGGCCTCCTGGACGATGCAATCGATCTTCTCGACCAGCAGCGGCCGCAGGGTGCGCGCGTCCGAGCGTGGCAGCGCGAGCAGGGCGGCGCGGATCATGGAGAAACCCAGCTCCATGCGCGCGCCGGGCGGTGCCGGGTGACCGGCGAGATGCGCGTTCAGCGCGTCGAGGGCGTTGGTGAACAAGGTGGGGTCATACTGCACAGCCGCCTTGGTATGTGCGGAAGGGAACATTCGTGGTTCCTTGTTTGTAGAGGATGGACCCCACCCTTCAATCACAAGTTTTGCGCCAGACGCAACCGAGTTTTCTCCGACCGGTTACACGGAGCACTCTTGACAACGAGACAGTCCGCGCCACATCGCGCGCGCCCCGCCGGCGCCCGCGCCGGGCGCATTTCAATGCGTGGTTGACGGAGTCGTTTTAATCTTTTGATTCCGCCGATTAACCCGTTCGGCCCAACGCATGGTTGTGGCCCCGGCTGCGGTGTGCGGGTAGGGAATCATATATTTTTGTGCGTAGGCGGTGGAAAACTTCAGGATCTCCCCTGCCTCGGCGTCACGCTGCGCTGCAACAAACAATTCGACCGCCGCTTCCTGGTCGGCCACCAGCAGCAGGATCGGGCGCAGCAGCTCCGCGGTGCGTGACGCGCAGTAATTCTGGTTCATGTCCTGCAGCATCTGGCGCACCGCTTCGGGCAGGCGGTCATAGGCCTCCCACTGGTCGCCGGTCGATCGGCTGATCCGCGACGTGCCTGCGGCGTTGCCGGTCGGCACCCAGCTGTTCTGGGTCACCACCGGCGCCCGCCCGTGCAGGGCGCCAGCCATGAACGATCTCCGGCCGGGCGGTCAGGCGACGCTCATCAGGGATTGCTGGACCGAAGCGAGGCGTTCGAGCAGTGCGCCGATGGTCTTCTGGGCCTGGTGGATGTCGCCGAGCACTCCCGGTGGGGGTTCCTTCAGCGGCTCGCCGGCCTGCGTGCTGCAAGCCTGTCCGGTGAGCCGGCCCTCGAAGCCCTCCAGCACGCCGACCAGGCCCGACAGGCGATCGGCGTGGTCATGCATCCCGGCCAGGATCGTGCCGAGATGGGTCTGGCGCGGACTCTGAAGGGCGTCCGGCGTCGCCGAAGGCAGGCGGGGTTCGCCTACCAGGGAGGCCCGTTGCTTCGCATACCCGATCTCGCTTGGACCCACGGTCAGTCTCCTGGTTCGGTTTTCTCGTCGCTTGGCAGATAGGGCGACGTCTCGGCGAATCTCACAGCTATCGCCCGCAGGTTCAAGCCGTGGCGCGTTTCGAACGTGCGGGCGCCGGTCTGGTGGATCGCCATGTGATGTGCCGGACAGACCGGAATCGCCCAGCGGTCATGTGGGCGCAAACCGGTCCCGCCGCCGCTGTCGTCGCGGACATGATGGACGTGCATCATGGTGGTCCCGCAAATCCGCACGCAGCAGGGATAGGTGCGCACCCAGGCGAGATGGCGCGTGCTTTCTCCGACATGCTGGCGGGCCAGGCGCTGGCGGTTGCGTATGCGCTGCAGGTCGGTATCGACCACCCGGGACTTCCGGCGCTCGCGCCGCTGGGCCCGATCGATGGCGTGGCAGCTCGCGCATCTGGTGACCACCAGCGGTCCGAAGCGCACCTCGGTGTCGTTCCTGTGGCAGATGCGGCAGCGCATCATCCGCAACCCGGCTTGCGCACCACCCGGAACCCCGTCGGGCCCTGTTCCCCGACGCTGTAGCACCCGCTGCCCCAAAGGGCGTGGGCGCGCCCGGCGACGCGCTTGTAGCGTTCGCGCCGCCCGTAGGCGTCCTGTTCCGCCGAGGTGTTTGGCACCACCAGGCTTTCCCCTGGCAGCAGCCGGCGCATGGCGTCGAACACCGCGACCAGCTCGGGGTAGGCCGTCGCGCGGTGCGTCAACGCAGATCGAGCCCGGCATGGGTCTCCCAGTCCGCGTGGACCAGGTCGGCGGTGCAGAGCACCCCCCAGGTGACGATGTTGCGCTCGGCCACCCGGCCTTCGGAGAAGATGTAATGGGTGACCAGGTCGATCTCGGGGTGCGCGTGGCCGAGATAGATGCTGTCGCCCCAGTCGGCGCGCCGGATCAGGCGGCCATTGCCCATCAGGGTCACCGCCTGGCCGATCGTCAGATGGTCGGCGGTCGGATTGGCGAGGATGAGGTCGGGGCCGGGCGGCAGCGACCCCGGCGCGCCGCCGAACCGGTCGCGTCCCGCGCGCAGCGCCATGGTCTGCGCGAACGCCTGCTGAAAGGCCGCGACTTCCTCTGGCGTGGCGTCAGGCACGTGATGGCCGGGTAATCGCTTTTCCATCTCGTCTTCCATGTGTTTTCAGCTGCACGACAGGCGCGGTCCGAGCGGCTTGCCGTAGACCAGGCAGGTATGTTCGACGCACCAGCTGCGGCCGCGCTGGCTGAGCTTCCCGCAATAATGGTCGTTCGGGATCTCTCCCGCTTCCCACATCGGCCAGGCGCACAGCACCGAGCTGCTGAGTTCGAGGATGTCGATCGGCAGGATCGGCATCCGCGGCATCCGCATCGGAAGGCTGTTCGGAGCGCGCTTGCGCTTCGGGGGCGTCACGCCACGGGCGTTGCTCGAATACGGCTTGTGGCCTGGCCGCGCGTCGCCCCAGCCGGTGCAGAGATGGTCGGGGAAGCGCACACGCCGCCGGCGGGTCTCGCGCTCGATCCTGATGCGGCCGGCTTTCTCCAGCCGCTCCAGCGAACGCGACGCGCTCGATCGGCCGCGGTTGCCCGCCAACGCGCCGAGCACCGGGTTGTTCGGCATCGGCGAATGGGCCATGGCGATGCGCCGCAGAATACGTTCGATCTCCAGCATCAACGCCGTGATCGTGTGGCCGGACAGGTCGAGACAGAACTGCGGCGGCGGCTCGCGGCGCAACACGCTCCGCCGCTGGCGGCGTGGGCGCGGCGCACTGAATGGCCACAGCGTGGCAAAACTTAACTGCTGGGCACAGCCGGATCTGCGGCGTGGCGTGCTGGTTATTACCGGATTATTTATCTGGTCGGATGCTTGCGCCAGCAAACGCTGTGTATCCTTCGGGCAGAAACCTCACCTGCCAAACGCTTCTACGAGCGGCCAACGCTACACCGCAAGGCATTTGAATTTCAGGAAGAACGAGATGGCGCCTTGTTCTCCAGGCTCTTCATGCGCGCGCGCTCATAGATGATCTGTATGGCGGGCGGCCAGCGATCGAACACGCGCGACGGCGGAAAGGGGCGTCCGGCGCGCGCATCCTGGATTCCGCGGGTGTAGGCCTGCGCCTCGGTGGGTGTCCTGGGCTCGATGTTTGCCAACTCAGCGATCCGGATCGCGGAACTTGTCGCCCAGCAGGGCGCGCGCCAGGTCGGCGACGTTGTCGGTCTTCACGACACGGTGCGCTTCCTGCGTGCTGGCCGTCGTCTCGGCCTGCTGGCGCTCCTGCTCGCGCTCCGCCACCCGGCTGCGGTAGAAATCGAGCAGCCCTGACGCGCCGTCGGTCAGCCGGTTGAACGCCGAGGCGACGGCGTCGACCATATCGTCGTGGTTGCCGGTCGGAAAGCTGGTGAGTTCGTTAAGGAACATATCGTTCCAGTTCTGGTCCTCGATGATCACCACATGGCCAGCCCCCGCCTGCGCGGCAAACGGTGTCGCCCGGGCCAGCTTGTCGCCGGTCTGCGGCTCGGCCTGGATCTGATAGCCGGCATACATGCGCACGAGATCGGCGGACTGGTCCTTGCCGGCCTGCGACGGCTCGCGCGGGATGGTCTGCTTGCAGGCTTTGCCGTCCGATTTCGCCAGCTCCAGCATGAACATCCGCCATTTGTGCGGATCGACCCGCCAGCGCTGCACATGCTTGATGTACCATTTCCCCATCGACCGGCTGAAGCCGACCTTGGCGGTCGCGGTCCAGTCCGGGTCGCTCTTGATCAGCTGCTCCTCGGTCGCCGCGAGGTCCCAGGCGCGCGACCAGGTGCAATCCGCCGGCGCCTCGCGTTCGATCTTGAACCAGGTGCGCTTGAAGTAGCCGCCCTCGCGTGGCGCCGGGCGCTGCTGCTGCTGGCCGGCGAAGGCATACGGCCCCTGGACCGCGCGAAACTCGTCGATCTCCTGCTGGCGTATCCTGGCCGGCCATAGCAGGCCGCCTTCCTTGCGCGGATCGCGGAACCACCGGTTGGGATGATCGGATTCATAAATCTGCGGCAGGCACAGATAGGTGTAGGGCAACGCCATCTTCTGGCGCAGCACGTGGCCCAGCAGGTCGCTTTCGTGGACGCGCTGCTGGATGATGACGAAGGCGCCGGTCTGCGGATCGTTCAGCCGCGAGGACATCGCCTCGTCCCACCACTCGAGCGTGCCCTCCCGTTTCCTGGTGCTCTCGGCTTCCCTTACGTTGTGCGGATCATCCACGCAATTTGCGACCGTGACCGCGTTACGTGTTATCATGAAGTTATGGTAGCCTGCCACCGACAGGCAGAAGGTTTCGTCAACGTGGCCGACGGACTCGACGAGAACTGGAAACCGATACCGGGTTTCCCCGACTACAGCGTCTCGGACCTGGGGCGCATCCGGAGCCACGCCCGCGTGGTCCAGCGCAGCGGGAGGGCCATGAAGCTCCCCGAGCGGATCATGAAAACGCGGCTCATCAAAGGTTATCCATGGATCGAGGTGCGCCGCGGTGGCAGCTACCACCCGCTGTTCGTCCACCTGGTCGTCATGCTGGCGTTCGTGGGCGAGCCGCCCGACGGTGAAGAGGTCAGACACGGCGACGGGACTCCCGGGAATCCCAGGCTGTCCAACCTCAGCTATGGCACCCGCGCGCAGAACATCGATGATGCCAAACCGCTCGAGACCCCCCCGCGCCTGAGAAAGCGGCCCAAGCCCAAGCCCAAGGCCAGGCGCACGCGCAAGCCCGTGAAAA